TTCTTACCAGCAGAAGACATGAATGATAAATCACCAGTTTTGTATGCTTTTGTAAGTTCTCTTTTATGTTTTCTGAAGAGGTCTTTCATCTTTGCTTCTGATACAACTTCTTCGTTTGCGTATTTTAATGCATACTGCACTTCTTTTGATTTAAGTATTTTATCACCAAAGAAGTTTTTAATTTCTTTAGCAGCGATATCCATAGCACCGCTCAGGTCGAGTGCAACTTCTACTGCTCTTTTGACTTTGGAGTCTGATACTTTATTCTTTTTGAAATAAGAAGCGACTTCTTGACCAGTAAGTTTCTGTTTACCGTATGGCCCAAGTGGATTTACTTTACCATCTTTGTCTAGAACTTTTTTTGCTTCGTGAAATATGTTCATACTTATACTCCAAATATTGCGTATGCGAGATTGTCATCATGTTTAATTACGATTGATGCAACGTCTTCTCTGAAAGATGTGTCACCGTTATAAGCAGCAATAATTTCTTTATTGAACTTTGGTGTCATATGTGGAATGCCGTCATCGTTAACAAGAGTAACATTATCCATTGCTTTCATCAACATCTTACCATACTTTTGAGAATCTTTAAACTCTGATTCTCTTTGCATCAATTTTTTGAGGTCTTGTTTGATTTTATTGAGTGATGCAGACTTGTACTTGTACTCTACAAAGTCTTCCATTCCTTGACTGTTGTCTTCTTTAACTTTTTTTTTCTTGTCGTAAGAGCAGTCACCCAATTTTAAGAACTTTTTTACAGGTTTTGCTTTTCCTTCTTCGACTTCTTCGTCCTTCCCTTTGTAGTTTTTATCTACATAGTCAAAGAACTTCTTCTTTTCTTCTTCTGATTTAAAATCTGCTGGTGAGTCTACACCAAACTTTTTAAGTGCTTTTTGAAAGAACTCTTCGTAATCGCCTTCCATGGCAAGTACTGCTTCCATTGTGTTGATTAGGTCTTCTGATAAACCCATAGATGTGAATTTCATTATTGTTTTAATTCTCCATTTTCGAAGTAGTCGAACATTTTCTCTTTACCTTCTTCATCCAAACGTAAAGATTTTGCCAATCTACCTAACATGTTTCTTTCTACGAGTTTTTCTACAGTTTTTTCTACTGAAAGATTCTCTTCTTGTACTGTTTCTTTGATACCTGCATCTTTAAACATTTTCATTAGTTTACTATTGGTAGGTAGTGTAATCTTTTTCTCTTTACCTAATTGAGAAACTAACTTTTCAAATCCTTGTGGATTTTGTTTCTGCATTTGTTGTACAACTTTAACACCAGTCATACTTAGCATCTTTGCAACACCGTATTGTGAATCCTTATCTCCTTTAAGATTGAACAATTGGTCAATCATTGCACCAGCGGATGCTTCTAGGAGAATTTCTTCTTCAATTGTTTCGGTGGTCTCATCCTCTTGGAAAAACTTTTTAAGTTCTTCCTCAATCTCGTTATTGATTACTGTATCATTATCAAGAACTTCTTCCACTACTACAGCAGGTTCTCGACCAAAGTTACGGACTTCGTCTAGTTTGTCTTTCCAGTTGTCTTTATTATAACTCATAGTACTATTATTTATATATTCTCTATCCTTACCACCAAGTCGCCATGACCCTTAATTAATCGGTGGTATGTCTCTTTGAGAATAAAGTATTCGCCTCCAGTAGCAAGTGTTTCAGGTAGTTTATCATCTAATTGTAACTTCCAATCCATACCTGAAAGGATTCGAAGTGTTCTATTTGTTTTATCTCTATGCCAAATGAGGTCATTTTCATCGACTGTTTCTGAGAATGTCCTTATTATATATGGTAACCCAGTACCATGTTGTTCGTAAAGTTTTTCTGTATATGGGTTGTCACTGGTCATAATGTATTCCTACCAGTAAAAACTACCTCCATCGGATAGTCCTAACTGTTTTGCATAATATGGTAATCTACATGCCCAATAAGCAGCAGAAGTTTTATCTTTTTGTTGTGAACACTTGTGTCTAGCAGCGAATGATTTACGTGCTTTTTCGTTACCAAGTTTCACCTTTAAACCTGTAGTGTCACCCCATGTTACTTTCTTAATTTTGTCTCCGTCTTTAACATAGACATAGTATTTTTTTGGGCCACCTGCTTTTGGTTTATTTAATTCGGGTTGTTTCTTTTCTTCCGCCTCTACTATCATCGGACAATCGAGGGGTACTAGATTACCCTCATATACTTCAAAATCTCCAATATCTGTCTCTAGTATATGTTTATCGACTTCTGTGAGTCTATATCGTCCTTCACTGACTAACTTTCGTGCTTCTTTGATGGTCTCAAAGAACATTAAGGAACCCAACCTGAATGGGTTGTCGAGGATGTTGGTATTAGTCTCTTGTAGTGTATCGAGTGTCTCGATAAGAGCTTGGTCTTTAAAAGTCTTCATTCTTGTTCTTATTCTTTGCATCATAGTCTTTGATAGACTTTTTTGCAGACTTCATCATTGCTTTTTGATGTGCCTTTTGTTGAGACTGTGTTCTCTTTTTCATTACATCTGAATGTCTTTCTTCTATCCCTTCTTCTGTTTCTTCTTTCTGATAAGGATATCCCTTTAATGGATTTTGGAACACTTGACTGAAGTGTTTCTTTGTATTTTCTGTTTGTTCTTCATTGACGAGTGCAATCTGTGACAAGTATTCTTCTACAGTTTGCCCAGGCGTGTCTTCTTGGTATGCTTTACGGATTTCGTCTGTTCCTATTTCGTGAACACCATTATCATGTTTATTTCCTGTCATGTCTACTCTCCAATTCCATGTATAAAATACATATAGTTATTAATACTACAAACCAAAATGTCACTTAACCACCTGCTTTCTTAGCAAGGTCTTTATCAGCACCACCCCAAGTTCCTTTACCTTTTGTGATAAAAGAATTAACACGAGCATGTCCCCACTGTTCTGGCGTTGTGCCTGGTCTGTGACCAGTTTTCCAAGCGGCGACTCCTCTGTTATAAACTTGTTGTAGAATACCCTTAGCGATTCCTGACTTGTCTGCTTTATTTGCAAGGGATTTACCAGCATCTTCACCAAACATCTTTTGGAATTTCTTGGTGTGTTTTGATGGTTTTGTTTCTGCACTTGAATCGCCTGGCGCTGGGCCATCTTTCTTCTGTGCAAAATGAGCGGCACGTTTTTGTTTGGTGGATTTGGACATCTCATCACCATCAGCATCCTTTGCATAATACTTGGATGGTTGTGTACCTTCACGGTCTTTGATATCTTTGTCCTGTTTAACTTCCTGTACATCACCAAACTTAAGAAACAGTTTACCTTTCTCTTGTTTTTGGTCTGTAACTTTATGTCCAACCATTGCACCGATAGTGTTAATCATACCAAGACCTTTCTCGGGATTTCTTCTATACTCTTTTTCTAATCTGTCTGCAACCTTTTTAGTAATCAATTTAATGATATCTACAGCTGAAGTTACTAACTTACCTTCTTCTACGGAGTCTTCTTCTCTAAGTCTTGGTTCTTTTCTGTTATAATTTTGAGAAACGATACTAAGATTAGACTTATCGTTGTTCATAGGATTATTGTCCTTATGGTGAACGTCCTTTCCTTTTATATCTTTTCTGTCCTTTAGACTTCTTCGTGCTTCATTTCTTTTTGCACGTCTTTTAATTTGGTCGGGTTTTGAGTGATAATTCGCATACTCTTTTTTGTAATCCCGCTCTTCGTTCGCCTTTCTATCAGCGTCTCGTTTTGTTTTGATTTGGTCATCTTTTACTTCTTTCTCATCTTGACCTTTCTGTCTCTCACTCTCTCTTTCGTGTCTATCAGTAAGTGCTTCTAATTCGGTCTCGTGTTTTGTTTTAAGACGTTCCAATTCTTCTGCTTGTTTTGCTTTTAGTTCCGCTGCTGCGACTGCATCCTCTTTCAAGGATGTAAATTGTTGAAGTAATGTTTCTAATCTTTTAGTCATAATACTATTTATATCTTTTTAAAACGGACTTGGTTTATCTGTTGGTGATTTTTTCACAGAATCTTTACTTCTCATAGATGAATACCCAGTAGTATCCTTCTTCAGCAGTTCGTAAGATTTCCAATTAAGTGCAATTTTATTTTTAGGGAATGAAGTAGACCAACTCATTAGTTTACCAAAGAGACTATTAGACTTTCTCTGTAGTGCGTTTAAATCATCATCGTTGGAAATTTCTACGTAGTCTCTACCGAATATCTTTTTAAGGTCTCTTGCATTTTTCTGCGCCTTATCCCAGTCTTGTTTTACAATTTCTTGCGGCAACTTTCTAGGTCTCATATCATTTCGTTTTTGAGCATTATTTAATGTTGCATTTACAAATATCATTTTCGATTCATATCCAATCGAGTCTAACATCTTCTTGTATGAATTAACCTTGGATAGGTTTGCACTAGTAGTGTCAAATATCATCCCTAGTCTACCTTCTATATATGCATCCATATTCCTTCCAGTAATCCTTTTCGCCTTTGCACGAATGGGGTCTATTTTATCAAAGTCTGCACCTCTAAGGTCTAGAGATAATCCTGCTTTCTGTAATCCATTCTCAAATGCTTTATCAGTGTTGACTAACTTTAAACCAAGTGCTTTTAATGAAAGTGCATCAACTACTGTTGACTTACCACTGCCTGGCCCACCTGAAAAGAAAACTGCTTTGAATACGCCTGGGTCATATACACCCTCTGTAATTAAGTCTTCCATCATGTAGTGTGGTAGTGTACCTTCTGCAATACCCATTCCTTTACGAATGTCTTTGTACAATTTGTCTGCAAGTCGTTTGCCTTTTGTGGGGACACCTTCCTTAAATGATTCAAAGTCTCCCTTCTCTGCAAATGCTCTCATTTTACTTGCACTCATTCCACTTACGTCATCTGAATCGGGGTCTCTTTCTCCAGCAGATACAATCTGTATTTCATCAAACTTGTAGAAACCGTGTCTTCCCTTTACACTATTATACTTATTGATAATAGTCTCAAACTCTCTAACTCTATCTGACCCCACTATCATCCGAATTTTTCGGTAGTTCTTATCATATAGGTATGTTAGGATTTGCAAAATCTGTTTGACATCAGCGTCAATTACATTCACGTCTTTACCGAAGAATGCTTTTAGATACTTAACTTTATCTTTGTGTGACAGCGGATTCTTTACTTTGTCATTTGAGTGTGATGAGAATAAAAGTACATCACCAAATGATTTTTGACTTGCGAGTTTCTTTACTAGTTTCTCGTGACCAGTTGTTGGTGGATTGAATCTACCGAAGGTGAATACTGCACCTTTATCTTTTGCTTCTGTTAGAAATTTTCCGAATTTTTTCACGACATCTTCTCTCTGTCTTTATCTACTAAGTCATTCATGATTTCCATATTTTGGTCACCAGTTTTACTACCGTCATACTCATATGCTTTTTCGGGGTCACCCACAACCCAGTCATCATCTTTAAACTTGATGTCTGTTTGAGCAGGATACTTAGGTAGTGCAAACTCTTCTTTTAAAAATTCTTTAAATGATTTCATTACTTGTCCCACGCTTTCATTGCAGTGAAGTTATTGTATGCAAACTCCATTCTGTCAACAAGTTTTACTGCACTTCCAGTTCTATCAATTGCAACATAACCCTCGGGGTTGACCGCCTCGAACCCCTTATCGGTTCTTTTGAATGTTCCTATACTCTTTACTCTATTTAGTGCAACAATTATGATTTGTTTTGCAATGACCAAGTGTTCCATGAATTTAGTCAAGTTTGTTATGAATTTATTTAGTGACCGTAACTCAGCGTAAAGTTGTTCACCAATTTCTGTTTTAATTTGTTTAGTCTTTTCCATCTTCACTTTACCAACTACCATATCTCTCCAGTAGTTTTCGAAGTGTTTCATGTATCCGTTGTATGTTGGTTTGTATGAACCCGCCCTAATTTGTGCGTTACAATATGTTTTGTAAGTTGCACCTGCACCTTTCATTGCGATAGTTTCCTGTATCTGTTTAAACTTCTGCAAATCTTTCTTATTGATACCGTGGAATGCTTTACCCACTGCAGTCAACTCCCTAGTTAATGCAAGTGTTTCTTTTGCAGTCATACTACTGTTACCACTCACATCCTTATATGTTGCATCATCCATCCACACATCACTACTACTTCCACTTGGTAGTTTTGCACCAAAGGAGGCAGATAATCCGTCAATTGTAGAACCAGTGTAAGTAGTGTGAAACACTATACCCATCTTAGAACTGGCAATCTCTTTACCAAGTTTTGATTCTACATCTACTGCATACATGATTGTGTTTGGTTGGAATGTGATGAATGTTTTACCATCCATATTTGTCATCTTCTTATCGTTAGTGTACATCAAGTCACCCTGTAAGATATCAGTAAAGGATAGTTTAGATAAGCACTGAAATGATGTCAAGAACTTTTCCTTCAGATTAGAAGATAGTTCTTTAGCGTCTTTAATTTCTTGTTCTGAAGTATAAAAGAGAGGTTCTTTATTGAATAGTGATTTCTTTGCGACAAAGAATCTGCCGTCTTCGGGATGTTTCCCAACAAAGATTGCTGGAGCACCATCCCATTTCACAGTCATGTTCACTCTAGAATTTTGGTTACCTTTCATCATGTCTCTAAGACCTTGAAGAAAGAAAATCGCACCACGACCACCATCAATACCTTGATTGATGATTTCGTCTTCTAAGTGTTCTAAATGTAAGTTTTTCGCTGTCATAATAGTAGATTATACACCTTTAATGTGTGTTCGTCTACTATTTAGGTGTTTTTTATGCTGGGTCGTTTTGCATTGTGGTTAGCAAAGTATTGGCATCAGTCAAATCACTTTGTAAACTTGTGACTGTTGATGACCAATCTGCTTGTTCGTAACCGACATCATAGACCATATCATGTTGCCAATAATCCCACATGAGTGTTGAGTTGGCGGCACTAGTATCGGTACTTAGGATTGTCCATGTCCCTGCACCATCCTGACCTTCAGGCACAGTTCCGTAAGTTGGATTTGCTGTAACAGCATTTGGATTCGCAGTTCTCCAAGCAGCCCAAAATTGGGTTCTTGTCATTGCACTATCGGTCTTTGGACATACACGTCCACCAGTAAAATGATGACTTGTGTCATTAATCCATTTAATTTTTTCGTCTAAATCTAATACTACTTTCTCTTGAATAGCGATTTGTTCTGTTGTGTACGGCATGGTTTCTCCTAAACTATAGTGTTATTTATAGCATTTTAAATCTTAGCAAGGGGTTTTGATTTTAGTTTTTCATCTAAATCATTTTTCTTTTTAGTCAACTTCTTTACCTCAGATGGGGGTAACTCACCCGATTTTCTGAGTTGCTTTTTAATCTCAATCCGCTTTTGTAACGTTGTGATTACTTCATTGGGGTCTAAGGACTTATTCATAATATATATCTATTTATGCATTTAAAACTTAAAGTCGTTAAATTTTTCACTCCTTCCTCTGTCTGCAACAGGAATACTGTCGTCTATTAATTGAGTACCATCGTGCAAGTCTTCTTGTGCTTCTTGTTCACAATCATAGAGTTTCATACGACTTCTATCGATACCAATCACAAACCTTTTGAATACGGTTGGGTCATTGTATCTATTCTTCAATTGTTTTACAACCAACTGGTCTAGTTCTTCTAGTTCATCGGATGTAATCAATGCAAACATAAAGTCTGCAGTAGCAGGAAGACCAAAGGATTCAGATGTATCAGTCAACTCAATGTCACTGTTACCGTATCCACTACGTGTTGTTTGGGTTGCACTCATAATCGGCACATCAAACTCCACTGCAAGTCCTCTAAGTTCTTCTGCAATACTCTTTACTAGTGTATAAGAGTTTGCACCAGCGCCAGGTTTTACCCTTGCACTGGCACAGATGTTAAGGTAATCGATAAAAATCATATCGGGTGTGAAATCTTTCTTCAGTTCTAGTTCCTGTAATAGGTGTCTGAAGTGTCCTACGTGTGCTGATGCAGTAGGATATTCTTTGATGATTAATTTCCCTTGAGTTTTACTTCTTACTTTGTCCACCTTCTTATCAAACATTTTCTTAGATAAATCGGGCAAATCTTTCATGGGTATGTTCATGACATTTGCATCGATTCTTTCTGCAATCCTTTCTTCCGACATCTCAAGTGTAATGTATAATACATTCTTGTTCATCATAAGACCAGCAGCGGCCATATGACACATGAACAATGACTTACCGACACCAGTACCAGCAAGACAAATGTTAAGTGTCTTGTTGGGAAGACCACCTTTGGTAATCTTGTTGAAGTATTCTAAGTCAAACGGAATCTTCTCTTCTTCCGTATGGTAGAATTCAAAACGAGCATCTGAATCTTCAATTTGGTCGTGACCAATATTTGTGTCAAAAGACACGGAAAGTGCATCCTTAAGTAACTCGGGTATTTCTCCTCGTGACCGTTGATTCTTTTCATCCAATACATCAATAGAGTTCATGACTGCAATATAGATTGCTCTATCCTTGCACCATTTCTCCGTTTCGTCTACTAACCACTCAATGGCGGATGTGTCTGAAGATGTAAAATCTTTTACGATTGATTTAGACTGTTTCAACACACCATCTGATAGAGATGTGTTGTTGTCTAGATTGATGAGAAGTGCTTCAACCGTTGGAGATTTGTTGTATTTTTCAAAGTAGGAAACTACTTCTTTATATACAACTTGTTCATCGGGTTCCGAGAAGTACTCGTCCTTTACAAAAGGAAGCACCTTCCGTGAATATTCATCACTGAGTATCAGATTCTTCAGAATCGTTGTTTCTAATCTCGTTTTGTCCATATTTAAAGAGTCCATTTGCTACCTGTTCTAATCGTTCCATCACATCGGGTGTGAAGTATTTTTCGGGGTTATTGTTTATTGTCTTACCGAACTCAGTCTTACCATTTGGTAACTTAACTCTAGTAGATGATTTCTCAAAAACACCACTTGCAAGTGCCATGTCTAAAAGACCATAGTACCTGTCCAGTCCCTTGTCATATGATAATCTCACATCCACCACTTTGTTCTCTACAGTCAATCTTGACTTAGCGTTCTTACAGTGAATGATATTACCAATGATTTCGGTACCTTCTTTTTCTTTACGTTTTGAAAGATAGATGATTGATGAAGCGGCATATTTAAGACCACTACCACCACCCATTTCTTTCTGTGGGAACATAGAACCAATCACATCATATGTGTGATTAGTAACAATCATAGGAACTCCTACACGTCCAAGTTTAAGTGTCAAGACTCTAAATGCACCCTTAGTAATTTGGGCACGAGTCATGTCTTTAGTCTCTTTACCATCTGCAGTGTCTTCGATTTCTTTGGTTGTTGATAACATACCAAGTGAATCTAAACAAAACATCATTGGTGGACGTTTGTCGGCGGGGGTCTCTGCATACTTATCAAGTATACTGATTGCTTGGTTTCTGAATTCTTGCACTGTGACAACAGGTACGATAACAACTCTGTTAGAGTCGATACCTCTGTCCTCAATCATATCTCTTGATATTGCGGATTCAGATTCGAAGTAGATTACAGCGGCATCTTTGTTATCTTCCAAAAACTGTTTGACCATTCCTAATGCAAAGAATGTTTTACCAGTTGCGGATTCACCAGCGATTGCCGTAATCTTGTTTGAAGGAAGTCCACCGTATAGTGAACCACTTAATAGTGCATTGAAGATATAACTCCCTGTGTCAACAAAGGAATCTACATCTCCAGCTGCAACACCGTCTGCAACGATATTTGCATATTCGTTACCCGATGCTTTTACTAAATCTTTTAAAAAACTCATAATTTATACACCTCTCATAATGTATAACCATTATAGAACGGAAGTGAGTTTAGGTCAAGTGGTTTTTTTTGAGTTTTTGGAATTCTTTTTTTCGAGTTCGCATTGCATGGCTTTTCTTTCATCGAACTTGATGTGTTCTTCCATCATGACTTTGATTGATTTGATTTGTGCCTCAATCATATACAGAGTGCCAACTATTCCACTAATTGCGACTATGTATATTATGTCCATTATTAATATTGTCATAATTCAACAGTGCCGTTCTCCAATAAAACCTTTCGATTATTGAGATGCATCTCTTCTACTAGGTCTTTATTATCCCCTGTATATGGAACTGCATGGTGGTCGTTAATCATTCTTTGATTTGCAGATACTGTTTCGCCATCAACAAATAATTCCCCAAGGATTCTTCCAAACTTACCTTTGTCGTGTGACACTAAGGTAATTTGTTTTGCATCTAATATACTCTTCAGATGTGCCTTTGCAGCTTTTCCGAATTTTTTTTCTACTAAATCTCTTGTTCTAGACTCGGGGGTGTCTATACCCATCAGGCGAACTCTCTGTTTTTTTAGAACAGTAGAGAAACCAAGGTCGATATCTACGTCCACTGTATCTCCATCCAC